GAACGTCTTCGTCAACGTTGGACTCCAGAGTGTGGTATTATGTGGTTCTTGATGTGCTTCAAAATGAATGGTTGTTCACCTGCTGATGTTGCGTTATTGCGTCCATCTGACTGTAAAAGAATTTCAATTGGTGGCAAGGATTACTGGAGCATCGACATAAGGCGCAAGAAGACCTCTAGAGACGTTCACATTCGCCTCAAACGTGACTTGCTTGTAACTATATGTCTGGAGCATTTTCTTGGCTCTAGCGGACATTTTGTTTATCCTATGCTTTACTGGAAAAAGGATGCCACTGACAGGTATCTCCTGGAGCAGTCACACCACGTCTCACATAAAACCATTAAACACGTCCGTAATGCGTTCTTAAGCATCAATGAGAAGATTGCCAAGGACAACGTTGACAAGAAGGCTACAGAGCCTGTGGTGGACGTTGCAAGGGTTGTTATGTACACCCCCAGACACTCGTTTGCTTCACAGTATCTGTCCTCACCTGGAGCTACTGTTAATGGTCTTGCATCGCTGATGGCCAGGTCAGCCAATACCATTGCAACGTATGTTCACCAGCTCACAAAAGACGAGGAAATCGCTGGAATGGTTGAAGGTATGGCGATATAGAAAAAGAGAGGGTCAGTTTCCCTCTCTTCTTTTTTTAATCTTCGGTGAATTTCTGATTGACTCTGCCTTTCTCTCCTGGCATTGCCCGTAGTTCATGTTGTCCTTATGCGTCATGAGTTCCAGGTTTGACAGGGAGTTATTGCCAGTGTCCTCGTCCCTGTGGTTGATTTCGTAGCCGTCTGGGATGTCGCCATTGAAATGCATCCATAGTAGAACATGTATGTACAGGCTTCTGGAAGTTCCGTCGGTGCAGATAAACCTTGACTGGTTATACTTCTTCACCTCCCCAATCTTATAACCTTCTATCTTCTTGTTTGTTCTCTTGGAGTATATCCCGTCTTCCTTGAACTCATACTTGTCCTGGTCTACCATGTGGTAGAACTTAGAATAATCCCTCCACATAGTTAGAACGGCATTTCAGTCTTCCTGTTCACCCCATCGGTGTTCATTACAATCTCACACAGGTTGTATGGCACTTTGACTGCCTTGTCATATGGTGCTACACCAACTTCTACTCTGTCCTCCTTGCACATTTCGAGTATGTCCTCGATTATGTAACCGTCATCCTTCACACAGACGATTGTATTGTTGCTGAAGAACTTGTCAAGTGGTACGTTGATGTGGTCAGAGTCTCCGATGTTACCATCCTCCTTGTAGAAGTAAATATTATTGACCTGTAGTGTGCTGTAACCATCCAGCGATGGATTGTTTTGCGCAATGCGCTTAATTAAGCGTCTTTCCATTTTAATAAAAATTTAGAATATTATTTTTATAATTTCGGTTAACGTCGAGTTGATGTGTGTAAAACGGACACGACCCGTCACAGGTGGTGTCCGAAAAAAAATAACTAACGTAATTAAAATATAAAATTATAGCAATAAACAATGAATTTACTCTAGCGACCTCACCAGCTCACGAAGGTACTGCCTCTTCAGCGTTGCGACCTCACGTGGCTGGGATGCCCAGGCTTTCTCGCACTCCTTAAAGACAAAAGTCCTCAGTGTGTCGAGACGTTCTCTTCTACTTCTTGGCAGGCTGAATATCTTGTCATTGCCGCATGATACCTCGTAGACCTGGTGGTCAATCTTTCTCTGAAGTATGCCCTTCTTGTGCTCTGCCATTTATCTGTTCAATTTGTCTATTATTTTCCTCTCTGGTGAGTTCCAGTGCCCATCGTAGCCAGTTGTCAAGGTCTTGGTCTAGAAGACGCTCTGTGAGCCTTAGATTCCACTCCTGGAGCATTTCAAGGAGGCTGTTACACTTCTTACGCCCTCTAATCTGCTCCTTCTCCTTGTAGTATTGGTCTCGTATTCGCTCTGCATTCTTGCGGTAGTACTCACGCTGGTAGGCTAGTGCCTTGTCGCTTGTCTTTTTTGCTGAACCAGTCATCATGCTTCTTTTTCAGTATTTCCTCTTTATGCTCCAGATACCATTGATGTGCTCTGTCCCTGTGCTTCTGTGGGTCACGCCAGTAATATGAACGTTGGTATTCGTTATATGCTTCTTTGTTCTTCTTGTAATACCGATGACATGCTGCCAGTGTGCTATCCATATTCTTCCTTCTCTGTTCACTCCTGCTCTCCTCAAGCTCTTCCCTCTGCTTCATGTCCGTTAACTGGACGTAGCTGAAAATGTAGCCTAGATAGCGACGTAATGCGCCTGTAGCACAATTGGTGATATTGCCTTGGCTCTTGCCCAGTTGACGTGATGCATCAGCTGTACTTGTGAAAGCTGATAGGAGATTGAGTCCTTCGTCATATACATATACTGTCTTGCTCTTCTCCAAGTTAGCTCTCTCAAGATTCTTTAGCGTCATTTCGTTCATCGTTCTGTTCTCCTTCGGTGTACACCATCTTAGATTGCTGAGTTCTGCCTTTCCACCGTTGGAAACTGGTATGATGTGGTCAACCTCCAGGTTTTCCTTTCCCTGCCTTCGTAGCCTTGCAGGAATTGGTAAAAATGCCTCAGCCATTAATCTATGCACGTGCAGTGTTCTGCCTTCCTGTCCAGGTTTTCGTTCTGTGCCTGGTACGAGGTGTACCACTGCGTAGCCACCCCTGCTTATTGTCTGTTTCATGATTTTACCTTCTGGATGAGCCTTTGAAGTGAAGCTCATAACACGTCCTTGGTCGCTAATCATGTAGCGTGGATACCCTGGTATCACTTTCCATTTTTCTTGTTTCTGTTCCATGTCTGTTTGAATTTTTGTGTTAAGTTATTTTACTTTTTATTATAAATATAACCTTACTTCTCAAAAATTCAACATTTAATAAAAAAATGTTCAGAAAAAAGTAAAAAACCACTGGACTTATGCCTCTCAGACAGCCAGTGGTCAACAATTTAACTAAACCTGTTCTTCACAACGACATGGAAAGATTTCAATGCAAAGATATATATTTTTTTTGAAAAATGCAAATATTTTGCCAATTATTTTCAATTATTCTTCCTGTATGGATTGAGGTTGTGGTTGAGGTTTGAGTGTACCTTCTTATGACAATCCTTACACAGTGTCACCAGCACAGAGTTTGGGTGTTCCCAGGCTTTCTTTCCGTCTCTGTATTCGGTGTGGTGTACCTGTAGGTCGTGGTCTGAGCCACACATAACACACTTGTAGTTATCACGTCTCAGTATGTGTGCCCTCTTCTTGAGCCATCTGGGGTCTTTGAGCTGCTCTTCATACGTCTGGTGGACAGTTGTGCCACTGGACTGCTTTGAAGGCTTCCTAGGCTGCTTCTGTGGCTCTGAGGACTCCAAGTAAGACCAGTAGTTGAAGTATTCCTTCTTTGGTTTGGCTGGTGTCTGCTTTTTCTTCTTCCTTGGTCTCCCGAAGTTCTCTCTGAGAGACTTGTAATTCATTGTTAACATGTTCTACAATTTTTTTGTATACGTTTGGTTTGCAAAACGGCTGGCATACGACATCGATAGGTATAACCTGGAGGCAATGGGGCTTCGCCACATGCCGACTCCAATTGTTCTGGAGCTGCATCCCCTCCAGGGAGGATGCAAGCGACCCAGTTTAGCTGGTATACTTTCTTTTCATCCTAGCCATATACTCAGCAATTGTCTCCTCATCTGGAACTGTCTCTTCTTTGAAGTCTCTAAACTTTATCTTTTCTTCAACAACATCCGAATAAGTACCAGTTTCAGAATCAGTATAAGAATCAGGACCAGTATCAGTTTCAGAATAAGTATCAGTTTCAGTATTAGGACCAGTATCAGTAATAGTATTAGTATTAGTAGGACTATCCCCTGTACAAAGGGGTTCTGAAGGGGTACTGAACAGCATCTCAAGGAGGTCATCAGACGTTGGTTTGTGGATTGGCTTGGTAAGGTTCTCCTTGACCAGTCTGTACTCTGAAGCCGTTCTAGGCTCTCCTTCCTTCCATTTTCTTCCAGCCTTCCTCTCTATCAGCCGACACTCTATAAGCTCCTGTACGGCAGCTCTAAGGTACTCCTTGCCTATCCCAGCTGATTGTCTTAGGTTCTCGTTGTTGATAGCCAGGAATCCTGTCGCACGAACCTTGTCGTTGACCAGGTGATAGTTAATGATTGTTGCCAATACCTTCTTGGCGTTCTTGCTCAAGTCACTGTCCTTGACAGTTTGTGGGAGGACTTGTGACATCCTCTCCAGTGTAATCTTAATGATTTCCATCTGTGTGTTTGTTTTTAATACATTATTGTCCATTCCAGAGGTTTTGATTAAAGGAACTGGAGGGTATTAAAAACCTCTGGACAACCCCCAGTTCCCGATAAAGTTAACCTTGGCAACTGTTGCAATCAGTTACCGTCTTCTATAACTAGTGCAAAGATATAAATTTTTTCTGACAATTCCAAATTTTTCATGAACAATTTGAAAATATACCAAAATATATCGAGAAAACTTTCATGATTAATGTAAAATAATTGACGAATTATTTGTATTTTTAAAATAAAATATATATCTTTGCAATATATAAATAACTAAAAATAAAATCATTATGTACAATGACAGAAAAGATTTATCTACCTGCACAAGTCTCGTACTTGATGCCATCAGACCTTTACAAGGTCGCAACAACGCTCTTCGCATTCCAGAAGGAGGGAGAGGTTACTTATTCGAAGCGTAATAGCACTTACTTGCATCTAGACCAGGCTATTGCTGACCAGTGCATCCAGACCTTAATCGATTACAAGCTGATAACACCAACAGGTCAAGACGGTGGTGTATGGAAGTTCAAGATTAATGCAAGCACAATAGAAGCAGCAAAGTCACAACCATTGACAGAGATTCCGTCTAAGCCAGTTCTTAGGCTCTCTGAGGACATCAAATGGAAACAGCAGGCAACCACAAAGGAACTGTCTCCAGAGGAGATTCTGAGCCAGATACAGACCCTAAAACAGATGTTGATGAAGACGGTCAAGACAGAGGAACATAATGCATCAGATGGACTGCCCTGGTAATGGCTACGTTCAAGAGATACCAGATGTGGACAAGGGACGGTCTAGTCTGGAGCGAATGGTTCAAGTGGACGGGTCAAGACAGACCGAAGTGGCAGCTCAAGGGCAAGCTGCTGAACGAGTACAAGGAAGAATGAATGGTTGCTTTTATTCTATATATATGTTCACACGTGGGGGCTGGTTAACTACCAGTGCCTCACGTTTTCAATTGTTAACAAACCTAAACCTATAACCCTATAAGAAATTGGGAAAGAATATATATTATAAATATAATATATTCTTTGGGTTCACCAAACTTTTTTCATTAATAAACGTTAATTTACTTTGAAATCTCGATTTTTTTATGTATCTTTGCATCGTGAAACCAAAATTAAATAACGAATTTAAAATTTAAATAGTATGAAAATGAATGAGATTATGCGCTGGAAGGATTCAGCAAGTGAGAGTTGGAGTATGAACGAGAGTTGTGTTAAGAAGAACGGTGTTCTGCACTTCTATGTTTCAACCAAGCAGAAGAAGTATCTGGAGAACCACATTGACGAGATTGACTCTTGGTGTGAGCAAACCATTGGTGCGATTCCAGGTACTATCAGATTCCAGGAGGACTGGGATGAGTATGACGGTGAGTTCGGTTACTACTGCGAGTGCTACTTTGACGAGGAGTTTGTGGTGAATTCAAATGTTGACACTGTAGAGGGTCTGATGGATGTCTACCACAAGAAAGGTTCTGACCTCAGTATTGGCGTTAAGAAGTACCTCAACGGAGACTACAGCAACAACGGAGCTGAAATTGAGTTGTACACGATTGGTTCAGATTGGAATCCAAAGTTCTTCATCAGAATCAGCAGCAAAGACGGTGAAGAGATAACTGATGATGTTATCAAGAGTCACGTCAAGTTATTCTACGAGAATTAAATAGAGCCTTCTGGGACGAGATTAACAACGGGGTGGGACAACTGCCCACCTCGTTCAAACAAAACGATTAGAGGCGATGCTTAGGGCAATACCAATAGAGAGGTACTGAACAATGTTTTTAGAATCAATACTTTGGGTAATTAATAACAAGTTTAATTAAAAAAAGTATTAAGTTATGAACGAGAACAATTACAACAAAGAGCTTGATGAACTCATCGAGGAGTTTCATCTTGACAACGAGGAAGGTTATGGTTGGTGCGACTTTGACCGCCTAACTGAGATTGCTGAGGACTACGAGATTGAGGAGATTGACCCAGATGGGTTTGAGAAGGAGTACACCGTTGGTGTTGACATCTGCAAGAAGCTCGGTGAAAACTACACCTGCTTCTACAGCGAGAGCACCATGTCCTTCTGGGACAAGACCCGCTGGGACTTGCGTGACGACGAGTTCAAAGAAGTTTGATGCAAATTAGTAAAATACAAACCCCTAGTAACCATTGGTTTCACATTCGTTCACGGTGAACGGGTCAGCAGCCAACAGCTGTGATTGTCAGTGAGTGATGGAATCAGAAAGTTGGCAATTCTTTTTTGTTTCATACAAAGCGAAAAAATTAATTAAACATGTCCTCAGTGGAGGACAAAAAACAAGCCCAGGAGACGTTAAAATCTCTTGGGCTTCATAGTTATCCACGCTCACTTAGAAATGCCGTCAGAAGCCTCCACAATAGCTCCTATGGACTTTAGATAGTCCAGTTTGGGTTGTGTGAGTTGGTTGTACATGAAATATCTTGCCTTATAGGTCTGAACGAAGGAGTTGTAGTCACGGTCACCAGTGCCACGTCTCATCTTGTTCTCCACCCATTCTTGCAAGCTCTTGGTCACATAGTGCTTGAGGTATGCATGTCTGTAGTCCATAGGTTGCCAGGGCATATTATTGACCTGCATTCCACTTGCATTGCAGCACTTGAGATTAGTGTTGGAGTTATGTGGGTTTGAGTAGAACAGAACACCGTCTATTCCACCCTTGATGAAGGATTTGATATGCATATTCTCTGGGAAATTGTACTGTACCTTGAGGTCAATAGGTAGAGGTGTTGTGAACCGTTCCTGTAGAGGCTTGGAGTAATCTGCATATACCTGGTCATTATCACCATAACACAGCCAATTAACCATTACACACTGGAAGTCCTCCTTATCTGCCAGGAAATCTGATACACTCTTATGGTTAACCAGTTCAAGGTATTCGTCCACATCACAGAATAACAGCCAGTCGTAGTCGTTCTTGTACTTACCATACATTTCAGTGTAACAACGCATTTGAGCACGAACCTGGTTATGGTAGTCCTCAATGATAACGAATCCGTCATCAACATAGTCCTGGATGATTGAAGCCAGGTCTTCACCATCATCGTCATGGTCATTGTCACACACGATTACGTTAGAGAATCCAAGTGACTTATAATGTTCGATGAATTCCCTAATGTATTTGCCCTCAAGTCGTGCTATGCATATTACTGCTATTCTCATTTGTTCTCAGATTTTCATAATACTCATTTTTCTCCCTCACAAAAATATGGAAGGCATAACCACTTATACCGTTGGTGTAGAAGTTGGATATAATGAATGGAACGTACTTGTATGTGGCGTTGTACTTCATTATAGCCTCTCTGAAAAACGTCCAGTCACCTGCTATTACCCTGTCCTCCCTGTACGGGTGTGCCTTCATCAGCTCTGTCCTAATGAACGTGGACTGATGTGGCAGTGCAGAACGTCTGAAGAAGTCCTCATTGAGTGCTGCTGGATAGGTACTAACCCAGCTATGGTTTGTGGAGCAGAACAGCTCGTTGCCATAGACAACATCAGTGCCGTCCAGCTGGTCATATATCCTCTGTACGACGTTGTTAGCGTTGAAGTGGTCACCACTATTAAGGAAGAGCACGTAATCGCCTGTAAGGTGCTCCAATGACTTATTCATGGCATGGAATCTGCCGTTGTCTGGTTCACTGCACCAGTAGTGGAGCTTGTCAGCCACAGACTCTATCACTTCTTTTGAACCATCGGTAGAACCACCATCAATGATGATGTAGTCGATAACGTCAAAGAAGGTCTGGGAGGTGACACTTTGAATCGTCCTCTTCAAACCTTCCTTGTTGTTTAAGTTGATTGTTACTACATTAATTTTTCTCATTTGTCTAGATTTTTCATTTACCTCAGATTAGTGTCCTTCTTGTAAGGTTTATACACCATGTAATTCGGATTCGGATACTTCAGTGATGCTTGCGCACAACATGAACAGCCACAAGCGCATACATCGGCAAGAGGGAAATATTGGTAATGTTCGCAGATATAGGCTTTAACGCTTTCTTTCAGAAACTCAACCTGTCTACGAAGATGTGATTCTATGTATGTCAAGTCCTTCAATGTTATGCTATCACTGTTGTCACTTTTTCCAAGGCTGATACCTATCTCACTACAATGCGCCCAGATGAAGGTTAGACCCTCAAGACATGTAGCATAACACAAATACTGCCACAAGAAACCCTCTGTGAACAATGCAGCGTTAACATCGCTCACCTGGTTCTTCTCAACCTGGTCTTCGAGTTCGTCAAGGAACTGACCGCCAATAAGTGGGCGTACCCATATTTCAGTTGCTACACCTATGTAGTTTTTCAACTCCTTCATATTGTAATTCAATGGAATCGGACTGTATTCCTTGAAATATTTTTCATTTATGAGCATGATAATTTGTTTTTTTAAAATTATTTTTATATCTTTGCATTAAATGCTATACTAAACACGAAAATATGCGACTACAAACAAAACCAAACCCTAGTTATTCATTCAAAGCCAACGATGACTGGGGAGACTATTGCAATGGTAAATACAGGAACGGAACTGTACACACTGCTGGCTATCGTCTGCACAACTACAACTGTACAGACGGAAAAACTCATAGACTTTATGAACATGTGGCGAAATGGGAGTACTTCAATGGAAATATACCAGACGGCATGGAGATAGACCACATTATACCAATATCAAATGGAGGTACTAACAAGTTATCAAACCTAAGATGCGTCACTCATGAGGAAAATTGCAACAACGAGAACTCGTTTGAAAACAAGAGAAAGAGTCACAAAGGACAAGTTGCATGGAACAAAGGGGTTGCCTGGTCTGATGATGTAAAGAAAAAAATCAGTGACACAAAGGAGAAACGTGAGGTAGTACAGATTGAAAATGGTGCTGTTATCGCCACTTTCGAAAGTGTTCACGATGCTGAGAGGAAAACTGGAGTGAAACACACCAACATATCAAGATGCTGTCGTGGCGGCTTCTATAGTAAGTCAAGAAACAAGTGGGTAAACGTATATCAGATGGGTGGTTTCAAATGGATGTTTAAGGATGATTATGAAAAAATGCTAGCAGAGCGACCCTGCTAGCATTTCTTTGTTTAACTACAGTCCTGGACTGCTATTGTTCTGGTTATCTGCTGTCCGTTTACTGTCGTTGTCAGCGTTGCAGTACCAGCCGTTAGCGTTGATGTCTGGAACACACCGCTACCATAGCCTCCAGAAGGCGTTGCAGTTGAAGTTACCATTACAGCTGAACTACCTTCACCTTGGAACAGGTTGAAGTAGATTGTCCTCGTACACCTCGTATCAGCCACTGTGAACGTATAATCAAGTCCCTGTCCTATGCAAACCTCTTCCTCGATGTCGAAGCTTGTCATCGTACAGTCTGCCACGTATGCAGCCTGGGTAATCACCACCCTTATCACATATCCAGTTGTCTTCTGGGTCAGTGTAAGTGTGCCCGTCCTTGGCTGTTCAGTGTAGTTGGTGTCAAGGTAGATGGTCTCATTCCTACCTGGCTTAACCTCGTTGTAGTTGTAATACAACTGATTGTAGGTCTGTATCCAAGACACATTCGTTGACAACGTAGCGTTGGTATTGACACCGTTTACCTTTGACAGGAATGGTGTGAGTGACAGAGTACCGTTATATGTCGTTGTAGCTGAGTACTCGTACATATGCAGGTCATCACCCCATCTGAAGTAGGTCTCACCCTGTTCTCCAGCAGACTGGTTGACCACCAATGTGATTGTCTTGCAAGTGCCAGTGTATTGTGAGCAGTTCTGCACGAGGGTCATTCTACATGTCCTTGATTCCTGGCTTGTATTCTGTGCATATGCTACCACAATATTATCGGTATTTGCCGTATAGGTTATCCAGTTGCAGTCATATTGCACTGTATAACCAGTTGCCACACCATCAATGGTAGATACCAGGTTGAACGTTTGGCTACCAGCGTCTGCTGATGGGTTACAGTCCTTATACACCGTGCCGTCCTGCCAATGGAACACATGTGTTGATGGTACACCACCTCCAAGCTGTTTTACAAGTACCGTTGCCGTATCACAGTAGCCAGTACCACCAGATACCTTTTCAAACTCCACCACGTAGCTCCTGTTAGTACCAGTGTTGATGCTTGTGGTCTCGTACTCAACACTATTTGAACCTACAGTCACATTCAACCACGAAGGCAGTGATGATGTCATCCTTATGGTGCATCCTCCCATTATGCTGTCACTCTCGTTTGAACCTTCATATGCACCAAGTTCAATGTCATAGTCTGGGCTAGAACCTCTTCCACAGCATGAGTCAAGCAGTGGCGAACAGGTAAGTGAACCAGCCTTCTGAATGACATTGAGCGAGATAAGCTTTGCACTATCCTTCTGCTTGAAGACAATGTAGCACTCTCTATCGTTATCGGTATCATGGTTCTCAGACACAGTACAGCTGAATCCAGTTGAATTGATGCTTATGGTAGTCCAAGGGCATGCTGACAGCACGCTGAACTCCTGTAGGTCTGTATTTGCAGATGATGATACACAGTAGTTGTATGTGCCACCTGTTGCTGGAACGTCCTCGAACTTGAACTTAGCTCCACCACAGTATGTGAAGGTATATGTTATCTCTACACCGTCACCACACTGGGTCTTTCCTGTATTGAGCCTCCATTCTGTTTGTGCTGCTGTCTCACACCATGTTGATGCTGTCTCCACAGTCTCGCCAAGCTGGGTAAGTCCTGTCTTCTGCCAGGTCTGACCGCCGTCATAGCTTATCTGCTGTTCAAGTGCCTTTATCTTATCACCGTTTATGCAGTAGTAATTGCCAAGGAACTCGTACCTTGTGATGGTCTGGTTACACCTTGGGTCACCGCTCATGATGAGAGCACCACGCCTTGTCTCTACTGGGAATGCAGGCGTTGTGATATTGCTTGCCGTCGTACCTGTATATCGCATCTGCTGCACGTAGCTATCTCCAGCATAGCACTCGTATACCTGGGTGTCCTTCCAAGCCTCATATGTCCTGTCCTGGATGACGTATACAGTCTGTTGATGGTCGTTGCAGTCCTTCACCACAATGCTCCATACCTTCTGGCTGGATGTCATCAAGTTCCTAGGCACAGTCACAGTGAACGTACCACCATTGATAGTGTACTCAAGCTCTGGGTCAATGGATACTATCGTTATAGGACAGCTAGGGTCATAGCTGAACGTCACCGTCTGAGGCAGACAGTCAACAAACTGCTTTGGAGGTCGTACAAATCCGTCCTCGTTCTGTACAGTTACGTTGATTATCCTGGTATTGCCACCATAATTGATTTTAAACCTTCCTGTAACAGCATCTGCCGTTGGCTCTTGAGAGTTGCATACGGTTACGCTGTAATTGGTATTTGCGTTACCTGTAACTGGTGATGCTGTGATATAGCTTGGTAGGTCTGATATATCCCACTGACAAGTTGATGACAGGCTGTATGTATTGCATGTTATCTTGTCATAGAATATGGTCGTAGGCATGTCCGTTGTGAGCTTGCAGAGACCTCCACCGCACTCTGTGGTATAGAACGTCTCAACGGTTGAGAACGTACCCACAATATTGAGGCTAGGGAAGTCATTTTCGTGCCCTACAAGGGCTTTGTAGCGTCCCGTTGGATTACCTACCGCATCCACCTCCTGTTGCAGCGTGTACTGGGCTGTATTCGTTCCTACGCACTCATATCCCTTGACAGTGCCGACGTTCTTCACGTACCTCCAGGTTGTCACTGAGCTTGAATCACCTGTAATGCTGTCAGATACCACCATACCGTGCTCTGAAGCCTCTGTGAGGGTCACTGTGATGATATTGGAATCATTGTTGGTAGAGCCTCCCTTAATGGCAAATGAAGGTATGAGTCCGAAGTTGAATCCAGAATAGAACTTATCAGCCTCACCATCAACAGATATGATGCTGGCATAGAGGTTATCAAGGAACTCAAGCAAGTTGTAGTGCCAGGAAGTCTTATAGTCATCCAGGTAGATGTCGAACGTGATGGTATCAGTCACTCTCTCACCGTCGAACTCCTCCTTCAGCGTGCAGGTATTGCCAATGAACTTGACATCCTTCCATGTATCGCTGTAGGTGGTAATCTTATTGCTGTGAGTTGATATTCTGACATTGTTTTTGTCAATGAGCTGGAGTGCTATCTTCCCTGGGTGTCTGTATCCTGTACACTCGAAGTCTGAAGCCGTGATAGACGTTGACAGCTTGAGCGTTGGGTAGTTGCTCTGTGACTTGAACGTGAAGTCAGTCTGGCTTACACCGTTTGACAGGGTATATGTATGCGTTATCCTGGATGGGAAGTCAATATTGACCATATACAGAGTGCCTTCAATGGTCTCTATAATGGCATAATATTTGTCATTGAGGCTGTTGATGTCTGCATAGCCATTGACTGAGAGGGTTACGGTCTTGCCGAACTTGTATCTCTCATCAAGTGCCTCCTCCTCTGTGAACTGGATGTTGAAACCCTTTATCCTTGTAGGTGTCTCTGACAGGTCATCAATATACGCCTCACCGTTGTCGATGTGGATGTTCTTCACGTGACTTGCTGACACCAAGTACAGCACGTTCTTCAGTTTGGAATATTTGTATGCCTTGTCTGGCGTATAGTTTGATACACTCATTATTCTATGACTTGTTCTTCCACATTATTCTCATCTGTCTCTTTCTCATCAACCTCAGTTGACTCTGTTCTCTCCTTCACATTTGCATCGTTCTGGAAGTCGTTGAAGTTCAAAGGCTTCATGACAATCTCTGTCTCGACACCATTCATCTTCAGCATCTGGTTAAGTGTCCTAATAACAGCCATACGGTTGAAATTACCAGTAAGCTTGTTATAGAGCTGATAGCTAACCTCAAGTTTGTCTGCCTCAGAGCTGAATCCACTGTTGCCAATGTCTGGCATACCAATCAATGAAGCGTTTGGTATCTGGTGTGCCTCAAGGATACGGTTAATCACCCTCTGGTTTGCGTCTGCGTAATAATTGAAGCTACCTTTGTTGCTTGAGAACGGTGTATATTCAACTCCCTTGTCCTCAATATTGCTTCTGAATGTTATCATCACACTATTGGCGTTCTCGCTTCCCTGGAACATCCTTGTGACGTTTGCTATGATTGCCTGTCTCTCCTCATCAGTCTCTACCTCTGGAAGGGTCAAGACACCAGCTGGAGCGAAGCCGTTGACGATGTTCTTGAGGTCATAGTTTACATACTCAATCTCAGCCTGTATAGCCTTGATAGCAGCAGCGTAGTGAGGCTGTGTATAATAAGTCATCGTTGGGCTGTATGTACGGTATACATAGAGATATGGCTTACCCTTATCAAGACCTCTCTCGGACTTCATATCAAGAGCCTCAACCTCAATTGGTGGGTATTGACCAACCATTGTCCAGTCGTTGCAGATGTAGTACGATGTTATCTGACCGTCCTCATCATATTCTGCCCATCTTACCTTATCAAGAGGCACGTGCCAGAACGAATAGGTCTGACCGTCCTTGTTCATAAGGACCTGGATAGCATAGCTCCCATAGAGGATATAGTCTGTTGCAAGTGACTTTATAACCTCATCCCAGGTCTGGGCATAGTTTGGTACAACCTCATCACCGTTGAGCTTCATTGCCTCGTAGTCAACACCGTTTCCAAGGATTGACTGAACAGCGAAGTTAACAGCACTGCGATGTGTTGGAGACTGATTGTAAAGGTCTAGCAGGAGGTTTGGGTAGTTATTACGTTGACCCCAGTTGACAAACCCCATGCTAGACTTTCTTGTAATAGCTGACCCCTCAATTTGTTTTTCAAATGCCATCACATAAGTGCCACCCTTCTTGCTCTGCTGCTTGGCTAAGAGCGTGCTCTTATTGAGTGAACCTTTTGGTCTTCCGACCTTTCTTGTGGTATTTTCCATTATTTTTTAATATTTTTTGTAATATTATTTGTATTTTTAATATTTTTTATATATATTTGCAAATATTAATCATAATAAACACGAAATGAGTATGAAAGCATCTGATATTGATTTTAACAAGTACAAGGTCTACAAAGACGGAAGAATATGGAGTGAGTATAAAAATGGGTACTTGAATGGTCGAAAAAACAAAGATGGGTATATGTTGGTAAATCTGTTTTCCAAAGACGGTAAACAACACACCTATTACCTTCACAGGGTCGTAGCTGAATTATACTGTGAAATACCTAGTGGGCATACTATTGATGAACTTGAAGTTGACCATATCAGTACTTTCAAAGATGACAACAGAAGCTGTAACCTCCGTTGGGTTACAGCTAAAATCAATCACAACAATCCAGCCACATTAGTTCACAGGAGTGAATGTATGAGAAACAAACCATCAATGTCAAAAATAGTACAACAATTCCAAGATGGCGAGTTGGTGGCAGAATTTCCTTCAACAAGAGAGGTAGAAAGACAATTAGGTTTTGACCATAAGGCTATATCAAAATGCTGTAATGGCATTAGAGGAACAGCTTATGGTTACAAATGGATATATAAAAAAATGGTATAGATTCGCTCTATACCATTGATATTTTATGTAGGTTGCGTTGTATCGTCGTTGACTACTGTCCATCCAGTCTTGATACCATTCACTCCACTTGCAAATGACTGAGTGCTTCTCTTGTAGAACGTTACATTGGTGTCATCTGTGTAGTTAACCCAGTTGGTCATAGTAGTACCGAAAGTGCCACTTGTATTTGTCCAATAACAGTAGATGGTCTCAAGAGAACCATTACCACAGAACATCTGCTGGTTTCTAACACCTATTGTACCCCAATCACCATACAGTTTTGGCGATTCTGTCATTGCAGCAGTCACCTTACTGTTTCGATTCATGCAGAACATCCTCTGGAACACATCATATCCTCCAGCAGAAGTGAATTTTATCTCTGAAGGTACTTTGCTTAGGCTTGTACAGCCTTCAAACATAGATGAATAACAACTATCGCCAAGTACTGTTGATGGTAATTCTGGAGCTGCTGTTAATGATGTACAGTCTCTGAATATGTTGTTGAAACAGTTTCGTGGCAACGCCGTTGAACTTATCTTAAGATTTTCTGCTGATGTCAAGTGAGTATCACCAGAAAATAACTGTGCAAAAGTATAGCTCCTTGAGTTACCACTTGCTATGTAAGTATCAGTTAAATCGCTACCATTTACCAACGAACTTATCTCACCACTAACCTCATAGTCTCCAGTTCCTCGGAAGTAATGACCAGCGTTATAGTTGGTAGCAAGCGTTGTATTTGTGCCATACATCATCAATTTACCACCATTAGCCAATGTTGCAATGGTCTGTGTCTGACCAGTTGTAAGTGAGAACGAACTCCATGTCTGACCATTGTCTGTTGAGTATGAGAACGTTGAAGCTGTTGACAGTTTGCTGACGTTCGACAATGTGATGGTGTTGTTGTCAACCAATGATGTGATGGTGAAATACTGAGGTGCTGGTGGCTCTTGTGGATACAGTTTGGTTGTACCAAGGAAAATCATCACGTCAGATGACCCTCCCAGGTAGAACTTTGATACTGTAATATTTCCTATGTTTATCGTATTGCTCATTATCCGTTTATAACATAAAGTGTGTTAGAATCGTAGTTTGGCGCAAGTGCGTCGTATTCTTGCTGTGTCAGCTTGACAAACTTCAAACCACCAAGTGCGGTTGTTGCAGCTGAGTCCTGTATGTCATAGGATGAACCACTGATTTGTATCGTATCTATTTTGCTCATTGTGTTGTATGGATGAAAAAAGGGACTGGGATATACCCTCCCAATCCCATTATTATTCGTGATTTATCGTTGATTTTAGCTGAAGATAAGCGTTGTGCCACTAACCTCTGCATGAAGTCCTGTATCAACTGTAAGGTCTCCAGAACCAAGCAATGAATTACCATTGATACTCTTAATGTTCTCTTGGTTTACAAGAGTTGCCTGCTTTTCAGCCAATGCTGTTGATATTTCAGTTGCACCACTGGTCTCGCTCTTGAGATACACACTTGAAGAGTCTGCCTTACCGCTAACGGCTTCACTGATGCTCTGTGTTACAGCTGTCGTATCAGCCTTAACAGCAATCTCAATGTCCATTGAGTTAAGCCTTGGGATAATGTTATCCTCGATGACTGTTGATACTGCAACTTCAGCGTTCCTTGAGTAGTTGTAGGTGTAAGATACCTGTTGTGCATCCTCCTCGAAGAACATGCTCAAATCTGTAACCTTGTATGAACCCTTTGTCTGAATGACGAAATTGTTAGTGCTGGTTGTGAAAGTATAGTTACTTGTATCTCCAGCATCATTCTTACCAAGGTTAATTGAGTCAGTACCGTCACTGATGGTTATATTGAAACTTGTAGCGTTTGAAGACCAGTGGAATGAGCCACCACTCAAATAATACACACCATCATCATAGTTGAATGAAACAGAGATGAATTGGTCTGTTTTTGCTGTTGTAACAGTTCCAGTCTCTGATGATGTAACGGTTGCTGCTGAAAGGTCTGCCTTTCCCGCAAGAGCTGTATCAACCTCACTCTTTGTGTAGTAGTTTGATGGGTCAAATATCTCTGTGAGTGGGATGTTAATATCCTGTTTTCCAGCATCTGTGTTGAAGCTGATAACAAGGCATGTAACACTCTCGCCGCTGATGGTGACATCCTTAACTTCAACGTTCTGTACCATACCGTCGATGAGGAACGGGCTAGCGTCAAATGAATAAACCTCAGTGCCACCTGTTCCACCATGATAGAACTTCATCTCCTTGCTGTTGGTGTCATAAGCAACTGTATCTGCATAACCTGTAACAGCTGGAATGTCACTCGTCTGAGCGATAACTGATGTATCAATACCAATTACCTTGCTAGTGGTGTTGTAGGTGAAACCACTTTCAATAGCAAACACTATAGGATTGCTTGCTGCACCACCCTTTGTCACATTGAGCGTAAAGTTGTTCCTTCCTCCAACATTAACAGTGCTAGCCGTTACATTGGTAACAACGTCGCTTGAGTTTGCCTTGCCGCTCACGCTCTGGTCAATCATGCTCTGAACCTGTCCAGTTGTCACACCAGAAGCCTCAGCGATAGCATCCTGCACGTATCCTGTGGTTGCGTAGTTCTGCTCTGCTATAGCCTGTGCAAGAGCGTCTGTAGCCGCTGTGATAGCAGCATTTGTCTCGCCTGTGGTGTAGTAACCGTCAAGGCTGTGGATGGCTGTTGCATCTATGATGTCGTAGGTAGTACCCGACAATCTAATTTTATCTAATTGTGCCATACGTATGTAAATTTTTATCCAATATTATCTGCGTTAAGATGTAATGTTGTACCCTCAACCTTGCTGTAGTTCGCAAACATCGAGTTTGTCTGTATCTTGGTGTAATACGATGCAAGGAGTCCATTGACTTCTTGCTTGGTATATGTGTTCAATATCCTCTCGGTATTCGTTGCCACCTGTGCTGAAAGTGCCTCAAGGTCAGCCTGTTCTGCCTTGCTAGCAATTGACCTGTTAATCATTGCCTGGACTTCCTCTGGAGTCATTCCAGGCTTAATCTGCTTCAACAGACTGTCAACCTCAGCCTTGGTATAATAGTAGTCGGCATTTGCCAATATGGTAATGGTCTGCTGCACAGCCCATCTATCCAACTCATCGGCTGGATTGATGGTAACTGTGTTGCAGCATCCGTGACCTATGCTAGGTGCTGACCACTCCTTCATTATGTCCTCGTATCCTTCTATCATCTTACTGTAAACACGAAATCTTTAAACATATTATGAAATTGCCTGGATTCTCGATGCATACGCTGACCAACCTGGTGCGGCTTTGTATGCATTGACGCTTGCTGCTGGTACATGTATTGGTTGGTTAAATTGCTGGTTGTCAAACGCTCCAGTTCCAAGTGATGGCGGCGTTGTCGCCTTGATTGTTATTGTTCCCATGAATCCAAGGAATCTACAACCATCGAAAGCATATGCTCCAATGGATGTTATGCCTGTACCAATGGTCAGATTATGAAGATTTATACAACTTGCGAATACATAGCTACCAATTGATGTCACACTGTCTGGTATGGTAACACTAGTAAGAGAAGTGCATCCACTGAAAGCCTGTTCTCCAATTGTTTCAACGTTCTTACCAATAGTTAAGCCAGACAAGTGAGTACAACCCTTGTAGGTATTGTATTTAATCTCCGTTACACAATCTCCCTGCACAGAGTCAAGTATGAATGCATTATCTTCTGAATCACAGACGCTTCCATGTGTGTTGAACTGTTTTATTATCGAGCAATCAAGTACCCCTTGCAAATGAGTAACTTCCTCACATGATATGTCATCACGGAAAACTGTGCTTCCACTTAGGTATCTGTTATGAACAAAGAAACTACTACTACTTCCGCTGTACACAAGCTCTCCACCACAGGCATATATTTTGTCTATGGTATAACCACTGTAGTGTACTTCGGTTATGTTATTGTTGCAATATACTACCATGTTATGAATGTATTAGGTAAAGAGTTTCTGAGTCAGTGTTTCCACTTATTTGTGCCCATTCTGATTGAGTTCCACACCAAATCTTGCTCTTGAGCAGATAGTTGTTCAACGTCGAACTATCAGCCTTGCTGTTTATCGTTGTCTCTGTTGATGCTGTATATGCGGAATATACACTCACGTCCACCTTTCCGCTCACACTCTGGCTTATCATGGTCTGAACATCACCAGACGTTACACCACTGCACTCACATTCGATGTTTATGTTTCCAGTACCAGTTATAGTCTGATTGTTAATCGTCTTCAATGACTGGTGCTCTGTGAGGTATCCTGCATCATTTGTGAAGGCTGTATTACTCGTAGGAACTGTAGGTATTTCACTCTTCAAGGCATAGTCTGACAGGTCAACACCAGTGATGTAGTGTTTATCCTCAACCCACTGCTCTGTAGCATAACCACTGAGACTAGGAATCTCTCCCTCAACCACTGTAACAGCACTCTCAACCAGGTTAATGGTTTGTGCTGTGGTGTAGTAGTTGCTGAGGTCTATTGTTCCTCCAGTGCCTATCTCAATGTCACCGTCACCTACGAGTGACTGTCCGTTGATTGTCTTCAGATGCTGGTGCTCTGTAAGGTATCCCTTGTTCTCAACCCATTCCTCAGTTGCATATCCAGAGAGACTTGGTATCTCACCTTCAACGATGGTCATAGCTGATGTGATTGCACTCTCAACTTCCTCTGGTGTTATGCAGCATCCAGAGGTTATTGCGCTCTCAATTTCCTCAAGCATCTGGTCAACCTGGTACTTGGTATAATAGTTCTCAATAGGGCCAAGAACTGGCTGACAACAGCCCATACTGAGGTTATAATTTTTTGGTTTACAATTGCAATTGTCCATATAATCAATACGTTTTCATAAACACGAAAAATGGAGACTTTCTGGGTCTCCATTTCTTTGTTATACCTCAACAACAGTCCATCCAGATGGTATACCGCCATTGCCAGTTGTCCATGTAACTCCAGATGCCTTCGTAAACGTTCCGTTTGCTGCAACTCCTCTCACCCAATTACTACAAGCATAGTAATTGTATTCTGTTGCTAGACATTTGATGCTGTTAAGGCTTGAGCACCCATCGAACATATATTCATAGCAATAGTTCGGCAATGTAGTTGCTGGTAGTTCTGGAGCTGTTGTAAGTGATGTGCAATTTTGGAACATTTTTTTATAGCAGCGTACTTCCAATGTTGTTGCTGGAAGTACAAGGTTTTCTGCACTGACAAGATTTGTACAACCACCGAACAGTTCAAAAAAGGCATCGCTTTTACCATTTAGACTTGTTCTGTTTATAAAACCATGACCATACAACAGTGACATTACGTTACCCTCGACATTGAACTTGGCAGTTGACACAAAAGAGCCAATACCAGTATAAGGTGTTAAACTTGCATTCCATCTTATCTTTTGACCAGCATTAACTTGTGGTGACCATGTGTTTGACGCTAGCGTATGCCAATCACCGCCATCCAATGAATACTTAATGCTGTTATCCTTGAATTTGAATTTTCCATCCTCAATAGCAACAAACGTCAGAAATTCTCCACTGTATGATGGTACATATCCACAATCCTGTGAGTTTGCTTCAATCAACGTTGGTGTGGTTGCAGTTGTTGACCATGTGCTTCCGCCATCAAGCGATACTTGGCTGAATATGTCAAAATATTTGTCATAGCCTTGACAGTATGGAGTACCACTCGTAGTTCTGTACTGAGGAGGCTGTCCTTCACATTCTCCCAATGTTGAGTAATTGCCGATAGGGTTGCCACTTGGTGATGTCTCCAGTGGGGAAACGTCACTCCATGTCTGTCCACTATCCGTCGAATATTGCTTCTTGTATATGTAAAACTTAATATAACTCATGAAATTATGTTTGATGTTACACGTTATTATGTTGGTATTGCACTAATCCTGCTTGAGAACTGTCTCCACCCACTTGCTGTCTTGTATGCGCTTACACTTGCTGCTGGGACATAGATGTATGGGTTTGATTCCTCAAGTATGGAACTGTCAATTGATGGTGGCGTTGTTGCAAGGCATGTAAGGCTGCTTAACGAATGAAGAAAATCAAGAGCCTGGTCGCCAATTGATGTCACGGTAGAAGGTAGTGTAAGCGAAGGTAAACTAGTACACAGATAGAACGCCATACCACCAATCCTCGTAACGCCTTCTGGTATATATACACTCTTGAGACCAGTACAACCACCGAAGCCACGAACACTAGTAACGCAATCACCAACGACGGCATATGTCATGTCAGAAGCTGTATATCCAGTAGGTTGGGTATCACTAGATGTCAATGACGTACTGCCATCACATGCCTTCGTATATGTTCTGCCGTCACCATACCCAGCATAGAACTTAGTTCCAGATGGGATTTCAATACAAATGGTGTCATCAGTCTGTGCCCACCTGTAGATAACGCTAGGACACTCATCACAGATGTAATCCGTCGTTATTGGCAACGGATACCACCTGTAGATTGGCTGCGTATCTCCAGTGTAACCACAGTCTGGGTCATTCTGCTTCTTCATAACGAGTGGCATTGTGCCGTCACCGTCAACGGAGAATATGTTTGGGTAGCATGGAAGCCAGTCTTGACTCCCACGCTTCTCGTACTGCTGATAAAGATAATAAGAATTATATTGATTCATATGTTATGCATTTTGTACTGTCCATGTTAAAGGAATGCCGTTTTTATTCCTTGTCCATGAACTCATATCTGAATCCTTGACAAACGTACCAGATGATGCAACATTGTCAACCCAACCCTCAGTACATTGATTTGCTGATATGTTAGTTGCAAGACACTTGATATAGTTCAAACTTGTGCAACCGCCGAACATACCTTGATAACAGTTGTTTGATAATGTTGTTGCAGGTAAATCTGGGGCTGTTGTAAGTGATGTGCAATATGTGAACATTCCGAAGTAACACCCATCTGCCAATGTGGTAGCTGGTAGCTCTGGTGGTGTTGTTAGGGTATTACAGTGCCAGAACATTCCTTGATAACATTGATTTCCAAGTTTTGTAGCTGGTAATATCAAATGCTCTGCACTTACCAACCCATCACAATCAAAAAATAGGTTCACAAACACGTGGTCTGTACCCTCAAGACTTGTTTTGCCCTGGAAACTGTCCGAATATAACAATGACATTATATTTCCTTCAACGTCGAAATTACAGTTTGACCTAAAATGGTTTGAATATGCAACACCATCAGTCACAGGGAATACAGACATAAAATTAGCCTTCCACATTATTTTTTGCCCAGCCCTAACTGCTGGAGTATACGTGTTGCTTGGTAGCAATGTCCAGGTTACGCCTCCATCAAGCGAATAATTTACCATGTTTGGAGTTCTATCACCAGAATATGAGTAGAATCTGAAGTTTCCGTCTTCTCGTGGAACAAACGTAAGGTATTCATTCAGATACGTTGGGTCATATCCACAATCTGATGACTGATATTCTATAACATCACCTTTTCCGTATTCTGCTGGTGACACGTCACTCCATGTCTGCCCACCGTCTTCTGAATACTGCCTCTTTGTCTTCTGATATTTGGTAGTGCCCTCACATGTGTATTGTCCTGTTACATCAACCCATCTGTACTCTGTTACAGCACCACAGGCTGGTGAGTTATACTCGTACAGGTCACCCTTCTGGGTCTCACCTATGTTGACCCAGGTAACTCCGCTGTCGTAGCTCACTTGTCTAACTACCTTGTAGTATTTACATAATCCACTCATTTTCTATTGGTAAAATTTGGAATTTTAATTTTTTTTATATATCTTTGCATCAAATTGATTTGCTTATGTTAAACACGAATCCAGAGGTTGAAAAGAAAAGCAAGAGTGAGCGCAACAAGGAGTGGTACTTGAGGAACAGGGAAAAGATTCTTGAACGTAGACGGAAGAAATACGAGGAGAACAAGGATGAATTTCATCAGAAAAAGAAAGAGTACAGGGAGAAAAACCTCGAAAAGTTGCGTGAATACGAGAGAGAATACAGCAGGGAATATTATGCCCAGAACAAGGAGTTTTACAAAACATATTATGAGCGTAACAAGGACAAAATACTAGAATATCACAAGACAAGACGTGACGAAACAAAAGAAAAACGTAGTAAATGGCAAGCGCAATATAACGCAACCAAGAATGGTAGAGCACACAAGCTGGTAACAGGGTACAAATACGCTGACAAAAGGTATGGTAGGGGCGAATGTACTCTCACTGCACAATGGATTGTTGATAACATCTTCTCCAAGCCCTGTGTTCATTGTGGAGAGACAGACTGGCATAAGCTTGGATGTAACAGACTTGATAATACGAAACCGCACACTGAGGATAACGTTGAGCCTTGTTGTTCCAGGTGTAATATTAGACTACCAAGGAAGCATAGGGGGTAATGGTTTCGTGTTTAGAGAAAGTTTACACATATGATACAGTACATAATGAAGAAGGACGGCAACGTGTACCTTGTGACGGAACACGATGTCTACGGGAGGCACAAGACCATCTCGTTCATGGGTAGGGAATTCGCTGAGGTCGAGGACAAACCCAAGAAAAAGAAAAAAGAGGAAGACTAACAATCTTCCTCTTATTTTTTGAACGTTATTAAATCCTATTACACACCCTTCACAGTGTTGATAGCAGCTGATGAAAGTGGAACAGCAGACTCAGTTGTATTAGCTGAAAGCACAACCTGGATACCGTTGGTGTCTCCACCACCCTGGAGTGTTGCAGTCTCTGCCTCAAGACCAGTCAAACGACCAAGTGCAAGCCACTGACCATCTGCGGTCACAACAACAGCGAAGTAACGACCAAGTGAAAGAGCATCAAGGTCAAGGTGCATACATGCGTTATACTGTCCAGCAATAGTGAAAGTCAAGCTGTGTGTACGATACTTGTTACCAGAGTCCTCAACAACAAGGCTATCCTCGAAGGTAACGCTGTTCTTTGCAGGTTCAATGTGGTAGAACTTTGCGCTGTTTGCAAGGCTGATAGAAGCCACTTCCTCACCAGTGCAACCAGTGTCGGTTGAAGCACTAACGGTAGAAGCTGTCACGTCAGCATAGTTTGCAAGGTAAATGTCCTTAACCTCTGGAAGGCTGTATCCACAAGTATTTGAACGAAGCAAATCTCTGTTAAGTGAACAATTAAAAGCCATAATATATACTATGTTTTGTTTATTATTTTCTTCCTTTGTGAAGGGACTGTAAGCCGTATTGCCTACAGCCCCAGGGATTTTATGTTAATCTAGACAAATGAGTCAATGATTAATGAATGTATACAAAGCCTTCTGGGAATACGATTCCAAGACCGATATTTGCAATACCAATTATTCTGAAAGCGTTATCGCCAGTCGTGCTACGCATATCTATCATCTTCCAAGATAGGTGGTCATCGAATGTATCGAAAGCGAGAACCAAGTTCCTTGGGTCACCGAAGATAATTGTATTACGGCTCTGATGAGTTGGGATAACCTCGAAACCGAAGATTATAGCACCACCGTCAGCTCCCATTGCATAGTTAGAGAAGATACTCTGGCTATTTGGGCAACAAATCTTACCAAGTGCCATCTTCAATAGCTGAACGTCAGCATAGTTCATAAGAATCTTGTAACTTCCAGTCTCATACTCACCTGCTGTTGCAGCTGAAAGACCAAGCTGGATAGCGTTCTCAACCTGTGCGAGGATGTTATCTACAGTGAATGCAGATACTGCACCAGAAGTAACACCACTGTTGTTTGCAAGCTGCTTCTCCCAACCATCAGCCACCTTGAGGTAAGACTTGGTTGTAGCAGTTCTTGCGGTGTCACCCTGCCAAGCAATCTCCTCATACTCTCTCTTCATCTTCTCACGGAACTTTCCGAAGAACCATTCACCGAAGGTCTGAGGAATACCGCCACGAAGACTAATTGAAGTCTGTTCTACCAAAAACGTGTTCCAAAATTGGTCATAGCAATTTTCTAAATTATATTTTAGTGCTACTGGCTCTATGAAACTTTCTGACAAGCTAGCAGCTCCAGCTGGAGTAAATGGACACGTATACTGCTGTGTAACATCTCCAATTTCACCAGTGTAAATCTTAACTTTTCCCTTAACACCGTCCATCAGTGTAACACCGTAGTTGCGGATGTCAAGTGAATACAAATCTCTTGAGAGAATATCCTGGTATTCACGACCACAATATGTGATACCACTAAAATCTGTAAAATTAGCCATATTAATATGAATTAATTTGAATTATTATTTTCCTTATTTGTACTAAACACGAATACTGTTTTTTTACGTGAAGATATTTGCATTTCTCATTTTTTTTATATATCTTTGCAAAAACACGAGAATATGGACAAGAAGGAAATGGACAGACTCTATTACTTGAGAAACAAATCAAGGATACTTGAGAGAAGAAGGCAGAGGTATCAAGAAAACAAAGAGAAAGAGCTTGAACAATCGAAGAAATACTACGATGAACACAAGGATGAAATCTCTGAATATTACAAGCAGTACCAGGAAGCCAATAGTGACAAACTGAAACAGTACAAGAAGGGGTTTTACTCAACGATGCACGGCAGAGCATTGAGGCTTCTGGGACACTACAGGAGAGAGGATAAAAAGTACAAACGTGGCGAATGTACTCTCACTGAACAATGGATTATTGACAACATCTTCCACAAACCCTGTGTGTACTGTGGGGAAACAGACTGGCATAAACTAGGATGTGACAGAAAAGACAACTCTCTACCACATACACCAGACAACTGTGTTCCTTGTTGCTTCGATTGCAACAGGAAGAAAAACACACTGAGTTATGATGAGTATATGAAAATGCTAGGAGAATCACCACTCTCCTAGCATTATTCGTTAAAGCATTGCTCTCATAGTGTCACGCCACGAAGCATAAGTGTCAGCTGCACTAGGCTTTGCGTTTGTGTTGATTGGAGCTGCACTAGGCTGTCTGCTCATGTCCTTAATCTTCTCCTGGAGACCAGTGTTGACCTCTTTCAAGGCATTTATCTCCTCCTTCAAGCTGTTCACCAACTCCTCAAGATGGTTGTCCACCTTTGGGGCTTCCTGTGGCTCATTTACAGGCTCTACAACAGGCTCTGGAGCTGGCTCTGGTACTGGTGCAGGCTCTGGCTCTGAAACAGGCTCAGAAACGGGTTCTGGGGCTGGTTCATTAGTTGGCTGCTCTTCAAGTGCAACCTCTTCAATCTGTGGTTCTTCCTCAACCACCTCTTCCTTCTTTGAGAAGGTCTCCTTTAGGACGTTAATCAACTTATCCCAAAACATTTCATTTGTCTCTATGTTCATATTATTCTCGGTTTTACTAAACTCTTCAAGGCTCACAAGACTCTCGACTGAGAAACCCTTGAGACTGCCTTCCTTCACCCTTTCCCAGGTCTCTATGTTGTTGACCTTCATACCTACCATCCACGTTCCCTGTGGCACGTTGATACCAAGAGCGTTTGCCTTGTCCTTGTATGGGTCTTCAACAAGCCATGACTCAACCACACAGACCTCATTTGCAACGTCCTCGTGGTCAACAGTCACCTCGTGCTGTCTGTACTCCTTCATGAAGTCCTGTGACATCTTCTCGATGCTTTCCTTGCTGAAATTGATGTAGTACTCGTGCTCACCGTCGTTCCTGTAGATGTCCAGGTCTGGAATCAGTGCTGCACCATACACCATATGCCTCTCATCACTCTCAAGAAATACCTGCCTCTTCTCCTCCTCTTCCTTTGCCAAGGCTACGAAGTTGGATTCAATGGCTGGCATCTCCACCATAGAGATTGCATAGGTCTCTGAGTCACATCCCACTTTATATTTCTTCAATTTCTTAGCCATATAATGTCAATTTTTATCATAAACACGAATTATCCCTATCTTTTTCGATAGTAACACCGTCCACATTGGAAAACCAGGCAATTCTGCCATAATTGACCCCTCCTCTTACGAAATGGTAGCCATAAGGAGCGACATACTGGTATGTATACGGGTTTTTATACTGTCTTACACTCATTTTTTCACTATATTTTGGAGAGGTGATGGCTGGACTCAAACCAGCGTTGCTGCTTTTGCAGAGCAGTGACTAAATCCCTCATCCACATCACCCTATTATTCGTCTTCCTCAGCCTCTTCCTCAGCCTTCAGCCTGTTCATCCTCTCAACATGCTCCAGGTGTCTGTCAATATCCCTCCTCAACTGCACACTTTCAGCGTTGAAGTATGCCGTCACACCGAATACAGCTGCCGAATAGGTCAAAGACTGACCCAAAATCCAGAGTATTGACTGTTCACTCATGTAGAGTGGTACGAAGGCAGCTATGCCTGTGAGTACCCATCCGACTGTGAATGCTGCTAGAGCTGTTCCAATTGCCAGTTTTTCCTTGATTCCAAGGTCTTTCCACGTTGCTTTCATTTCAAAAATATCCTTTTGATAAACACGAAGGCAAAAAATGATGGGACTACCTTCACAGGCAATCCCACCACCCAAATAACTAATAAAATATTCAAAATTATGACAATGAAAACTAGAACTATAATCCTGCCAATGTCTGGACTCTCCTAACCTGGTCTTGCTTGTTGTTGATGTCAACGACTGATACAACAATTGGTCTGTTGTCCTGGTTGATAACAATGTTCTGCAACTGGTCTTTCACGTCCAGAGTGCTTGGAAGCGTTGGGAGGTATCCACCGTCCTCGAACTTGGTTCTGACACCTCTTATAACCTTCCTTGGAGTGGTTGAGTAGAAGTCAACGAAGTCATCTATGCTCAACTTCCTGTGCTTGCTGTTCACGAACTCAAGAAGGTCAACGTTCTGTGCGGTTGTCCTACGGTTTGTGATGAACTCACCGCCCTCTATTGAGGCTCTACCGCCAAGGACTGGAATGCCACCGTCTCTGTGCCTTGCTCCCTGTGCTACACCACCGTCAAGCTGTCCACCCTTTGCATATGGCTTCTGTGACTTAACGAGAGCGTACTGTACTGCTCCAAGTGCTGTTGCAAGAGCACCCATTGCGATACCGACTGGAAGGAATGGCTGTGTTGCAAGACCGTTTGCAATTGACAAGTGCCATGATATGAATGCCTGCATAACGTTTCTCTTGTACTCCTGCTCTCTTCTCTTCTTCTCAAGAGCCTCTTCTTTCTTCTTGAGTTGCTCCTGTTCCTTCTGTATCCTCTGCTCTTCCTTCTGAGCTGCCCTCTGTGCTGCAATCTCAGCGTTGAGTTGGTCAATGAGGTGTTGTCTTCTGTCACCACGTGCCGTTGCAAGCTCATCTTCAATGGAGTCAACGTTGTTTTTATGCTCCTCTACAATCTCTTGTTGTTTGTCAAGAGCCTTGTCAAGCTTCTCGTTCCATTTGTCAAGCTCATCCTGTTCCTTGTCCATCTGGTAGTCCTGGTAGTCCCATACAGCCTGGAATATCTGCTGTACTGACTGACCAAGAACCTGGAAGTATTTGTTGATGTTTCCTACGACCTCATCAACAATAGCCATTGACTCATCCTCATATGCCTTGAGAGTCTTAACTCCAGCCCTCAGTGAAGCCTCAAGTTCCTCACGCCTTTGTTCATATTTCTCGCCTATAACCTTTCCAGCCTTGTTGTCCTTGTCCAGGTTATCCATTTCAGTCCTTATCTTGGCTATTGTCTCCTTCTGCTTGGCAATCGCCTCATCATAAGCCTTACCAAGCTCCTTTACGTTGAAGAATCCGAAGTTTGCCCTTGACTGTCTATCCTTCATCATCTTGGAATCGTCAAGCTGGTTTGCAATGTCATCTTGCTTCTTCCTAAGAAGTGCTGTTAACTTCTGGTAGTAGTTGTTGTAGGCGTTATATTTGTCCTCAAGATTATCCTGTGTTGACCTTGTTGAATCTGCTGCATATTTCTTCTCAAGAGCGTTAAGCCTTGCAAAGTGTGCTGCCTCTTCCTTCTGTATGAGTTCATCATACTGCTTCTGTGTTATGAATCCTTCCTCCAGCTGCTTTGCATATTCTCCGTTCTTTATATCTACAAGCCTCTGGTGACGTATTTCCTCCTCCTTCTTTGCGTCCTCAAGTTCGTTTGCAAGAGCTTCTTGACGTATATTCTCCTCCTCGTTTGCTGCATCGAGTTCAATCTTGAGAAGTTCCTGGTAGTACTCCTTCATCGCACGTACAGCCTTGTAGTTGTTCTTATTGATGAGTTTGTCCTCCTTATCCTTCCTCTCGTATGCCCTGTTATCGACGTTCTGGAGGCTGTTTGAAACTTCAAGCGCATATGTCTGTCTGTTAAGCTCGTTGATGTCACTGTACAGGTTTTCGTATATCTTCTTTGCCTCAGCAGCCCAATCACGTATAAGTTCAAGCTCCTTCTTGTCATACAGGGACGCTGTAAGACCGCTTCTCTCCTTTACACGAACGCCATCATCAAGTATTCTCTGGATTGCTTGTCTCCTTTCCTCTCTGAGAGCTGCAACCTCCTTGTCAAGACCTTCCTTCATCAACTGTATCTTAAGCTCGTTGATTTCGTTCTGGACTTCACGCTCTTCCTTTTTCTTCTGGTCAAGCTCCTGTTTCTTTGTCTTCCTATAAGCCTTCAGATTCTCCTCAAGCTCCCTGTCATACTTTGCATTGATAGCTTTCACATAATCTGGGTTGAAGCCAGCTTCCTTAATTTCCCTCTTCCTGTTGAGTTCATTCTGCTTCCTTATCTTTTCCTCAGATTCGGCAAGTCCATCAATGTGCAACTGAGCTAATTTATCCACATCTGTAACAGTAATGCTGTTTGACAGGTCGTTGAATGACTTCTTGATTGACTCTATAGCCTGTACATACACATCACTGTTGTCACAGAACTGTTCGATATTCTTGAGTATGCTGTTGGTAGCATAGTTTTCCTCCATCTCGTTCTTGAGGTCTTTTATTTGGCGTGCTGTCTCCTTCTGGACGTAACCGAATCTTATTACCTCTGTCTGAGCCTTCTTGGTTGCTTCCTCAGCCCTTGCCATGAAGTCATCTGCAATCGCCTTACCAAGCTCCTTGTAGTTCTTCTTGGCATCACGAAGACCATTCCACCAACCTGCTATAGTTTCTCCAAGTATAGAATCTTTAGCCTTCTTATCAAGCTGTTCAATATCCTTTGCAAGTGAAATAAACTTACTCCTTGCCTCATCAATATTGCCTCCTGTGCCTATTAATGAAAGAGACTCGAAGTTCTCGTTTAGCTTCTTAAACTCAATACCGTTTATAAGCTCAAGAGCATTGTACAGACGAAGAACATTAGTGGTCATCTCATACAAGATTCCACGTGCTGTTTCTGCCTCACTTGCAATACCACTGAAATAAGCATCAACTTTCTCCGATATGAGTCGTTCTGATGTATTTGACAACGTATTAACGTATGAATTCAGAATCTTGGTAGCATCACCAGCCTCTATACCAGCATCTGCCCACTGCATGAACTTTTCAATGAGGTTTCCAATGACTGTTGTCAACAGCATAATACCTCCAGTAAGCGCAATACCGCCTATTACCTTCATAGACTTTGCGAACATGTTTGCTGCAACTGAAGCTTTCTTCGTCTCTGCTACGAACAGACCCATCCTCTTCTGAGCACCAAACAGCTTGGCTGTATAAGCATCAATTGCCCTAGAACCCTTTGCAAGCCACTTTCCGAATCCTTCCTCTGAGTCTATCTGCTTCTGAATTGTCTGTATTCCCTGTAAGGCATTCTGAAGAGCAACAAGCTTTGCTATCTGCCTTTCTATCTCACTGCTGTCAACACCGAAGAACGTTGAGAAACCACGTGTAACCTGTTGCATAGCAGTGAACGACTGCATTGTGTCAAGAGCATTGTCCATGAACTTGGACGACTTTGTTGCATCATCCATTGCACTCTTGAGCTTGTTATACTCACGCCTCAGTTCCTTTGCATAGGTTGTCTGACCCTGTTCCTCACTTGTAAGCTGGGTCAATTCCTGTTTCAAAGCCCTTGCTGCCTGGGTTGCATTTTTGAATGTCCTCTCCTGTCCTCCAATGACTATGGTGAAACCCTCCAGGGCACTCTTGTAGTTACCGACGTTCCTTCCGAACTGACCGTAAGCCTCCTCCATTTCCTTGAGCTTGTTGGTCAATTCGTTAGCCTGTTCTGTCATCTTCTTAATCTGGTCACTATCTCCCAGGTCTGTTGTCTGGATAACAGCCTTGATGTCAGCCAACTGCTGCTTCATTCCAACCATAGTATTGGAATATGCGTCAGCCTGTAGCCTCTCAGCTGCTGCCAGTGCCTTCTGGTCAGCTACGGTCTCCTTGTAGAGCTGCTTTGTTGCGTCAACTCTCTTGTATATCTCATCCTGGGTAGCCTTTATCTTTGCATCAAGCTGTTGACCCTGTTCCTTCAGTTTGTTGATTTCCTTCTGTACTCTCTCCTCCTCAGACAAGGCACTAGCATTGCCCCTGGAAGCAGAACCACCTCCAGTTGACACCTTTGCAGAACTGAGCGTGTTCATCCTCTGCTCAAGCTTGTCAAGCTGCTTGTTCAACGACTCCACAGCGTTAATACTCTCTGATAGACCGTTGATTTTTATCTGATATTCTTTGGTGTTAGCCATTATATTTTTGTCATTTGAGTAAACACGAAAAAAAGTGGCTGTTACGCCACCTTTTTCATCATTTTAATAGTAGTAGGGTTGTTACCGCTAGGGTCGTATCCATCAATCTCTATTGGAACATAAAGGTCGGAATCAAACGCAATGAGACTTCCATTCTTTATCCTGTTATATTCA